CCATCATCCTTGAGTAAGGAATAGGCAAAATCGTAATAAACGATTTCTTCTTTTTTCTTTGAAAGGTCTTCGAATGTTTTTTGGAGATTGGTTTGAAATTCTTCTAACTTCTCATGCTCAGTATTTCTGTTTGCAAGGTTTTGGGTAATAGTTTGAATTTCAGATTCAAGGTCTCGGATTTGTCTCTGGTTGAGGGAAATCCGAGTATTGTTTTGAGAAATCTCATGGTTGAGTTTCGTAATCTCCTTAGATAGAACTGTGAATTGACGCTCTCGTTCTTGTTCTAACTTTATAGTCTCCTCAAGTTCTTGAAAACCTTTCTGGAGTTCCTTTGCTTTATTTTGAGCGTCTGTAATTCTATTTAACCGAAACTCTTCTTCAATTGTTTGAGTGCAAGTGGGGCATACCGTATTTTCAGTAAAGAACTTATGCTCTTTAGTAATGACAGATACTTTCTGCGAAATTTTACCCTTAAGATTGTTTAGTTTTACTAACTTATCATCGGCACCAATGAGTTCTTCCTGATCTTTGGTGTAAGTAAAAATTTGCTCTTCTGTTTTGGCACTTTCAGTCATATAAACGCCAACTTCGGCATCTAAATTGGCAATCTTTTTTCTGTTGGCATTGATGTTGGCATTACCACGATTCTCCAACTCTTCGATGAAGTTTTGTTGCATTTTCATCTTTTCTTTCAAATTCTCTTTACGCAACTCAAGAGATTTGACCTGATCTTTCTGAGTACGAATTCTATCCTTGATAAGATTATTCATTGCAGAAAAGATACGGATATCCAAAAGATCTTCAATCACTTCTCGACGATGTGCTGTTGGAAGTTGCATAAAAGGAACAAAAGTACTACTACCCAGAATCACAATCTGAGTAAAAGACTTGTAGTTTACCTTGAGAATATTCTCTTCTAGAATTCTTTGATTGGCACGGTCATCTGCTTCCTTATGCAGAGATTGACCATTTACCTCAATATCAAAGATATTTGGTTTGATTCCACGACGGACAAGATATTCACGATTATTTGTAGAAAACTCAATTTCAACTAGACAATCTTTTTCATTAGTAGTGTTGACTAGTTGAGGTTTATTTATTTTTCTAAATGGTTTGTTGAAAAGAACAAAGGTAAGTGCGTCCAATATTGTGGATTTACCAGCACCATTTGTACCAATAATCAAATTCGTATTATGCTTTTCAAAATCAACTTCAGTCCAATGATTTCCAGTGGAAAGAAAATTGCGCCATTTAATCTTGTGAAATACTAACATTTTTAGGAGGAATTACGATATCGTCAGGAGTGATCACAGCATACTTGTAATTATACAGTTTACAAGTCTTTATTGCAAGGTCGTCGTCAACTTCAACAACGTCCATTTCAGTTTCTTCTTGGTCTTCTAACATCAAAGCATAACGAGTGGCATCATCTTCTTCTTCAAAGAGAAATAAAACTTTGTGCCCATATTGATCTTGGACAGCATATGCACCATCGTCTTTTCTATCTTTGAGAGTAAGAAGAAACATTTATTCTACCTCGCAAGCTTGTCGATAAAGATCTTGAAAAATACCTTTGATAACATTTTTATCAAATTCAAATTCTGCTTCGTCAATATAACGATTTAGAATGGACATTGTATTTTCTTCTTCATCAATCTCAAAATCTTCATTTTCTTGAATTTCAAAATTTTCTACAATTTTTAAATCTTGAATTCCTGCTGTGTAAAGTTTATCAATGAATTTTTCAAAATCTTTTGGTTTAGATTTTTTGCGGACAATCACCTTTACAATTTTGTTTTCATACTCAGTTATATCAAACAATTGATAAGGAGTATCATCATAATAAATGTTATAGAATAATTTATAAGGATTGTTAATTGGAGTATGTTCTAAAGTTTCTGTATCGAAAATATGAAATCCACGAGGATCATTTACATCATTCCAATACATCTCATAAGTATTACCGAGATAGAATACAGTTCCATTATCAGAACGAGTATGGTAATGACCAGAAAATACCTTTGTGAAGTTTGAAAAAATATTCGCTTCCAGTCCATGATCTTCCATTACAAGATTGCGGTTTACACGAAAACCCTGAAGTTCTAGATGACCCATTGCAATCTTTGCTTTAGTCTTCTTAATTTGTTTTAGAGTTTCATCATAGTTTTCACTACAAATCCAAGGAACCATCATAATATCCAATCCACCAACTTTAACTGTTTGTGGAGAACTGTAAGTTCTAATATTTGGATAAGTTTGAAGAAGAAGACTTGGAGAATTGACATTATTGGTATTCTTATAGTAGCAATCATGATTACCAATAATCATATGAACATCATAATCTCGCAGAGGTTCAAATACAACACGTTTTGCCCATTCAAGACTTTGATAATCAATTGACTTACGACTATCAAAAGCATCACCCATATGAATGACTGCCTCTACTCCATGTTCTTTTAGAGCAGGGAAAAAAACATTCTTGTAAAAAAGTTCAAAGTAGTCATGGAGATACTTAGAACCTTTGCGGGCACCATAATGAGTGTCCGTCAAAATTGCAACCTTCATCGATTTCCGTTTCTGTATTGGATGTTGTCCTTCATCGTATTATAGTCCGAATTACTGCCAGAAAGCAACCCATCATCAACGGTCATAACCTCATCAAACCCAGTGCGTTCGATAATCTTAGTCTTGATATCCAGTTGCTTCTTTTCCTTTTGAATTCTTCTCAGAAATGCGTAGTGAATAATCTGAGTAAAGTATGCAAAAGGATTCTTTGACTTTTCTGGGTCAAAGTTATGAATATACTGAACGCAATTTTCAATGCCATCAGAAATCATATCCTCACGGAACATATAATTCACAAAGTTTGGTTTATATGAAAGGTGAGTAGCAATCTTTAAAAAACACTCTCCAAGATAATTTGGAATAGGAGGTTTACCATCCCAATGCTTGCCCCTATCTTGCTTAGTGGGGTTTCTATCGAATTTCTCATTGAATGACTTTTCAACTTTAGAGCGATACACAATCATCGCTTCTAAAAGTTCTTTATTGTTTACGTAATGTTCTGTCTTTTTCTTAGGCATAGCATTGGACTTATATAATATAGGTTATCCTTATTATAACACAACTACAAGGGCTTGACAAGGTATAAAAATACGTGTAGACTACCTTTGTCCCGGTTGAAGATGAGAATTTAGCTTTCTTTAAGTCCTTTAAAGATTCTCTCAAGACTCTTGCGAGCATCTTCAACAGAAGAAACATAACCCATCTTTGAAGAAGGTTTTACTTGACCTGCAGGATTGTAAAGATCAATACTATCATTATCTTCAATATAGTTATTGTAAATATCAAGTAATTTTTTATCTTTAGTTTCAGTCATTGTAATAATCTTATCAAGTTTTACAATAAAGAAATCATCATCAGATAATTCCATCCAAGGTTTTACCTTAAGATAAGTTCCTTGTTGATTATGATAAGTTTTCATTGTAACTGGATTCTGAAGAACTAGTACAGGATCTCCATCATTCTCATCCACAAGGACTAACGATAGAATCTCTTCACCTGATACTAGTTTTATAATTGCGTAAAACTCTTCTCCCATTAGTTTTTAAAAGGTATATTTACAATATCATAATTAAAGTTTTCTTCATTATAGACTTTAATACGTTCGATTAAATGATTAAGAGTATAATTCTTTCTTGACTTATAACTGATATCATCGGCAATATCATATAGAGTTGCTTTTGTTTTATTATTTCCTTTTCTTAAGACTCTTCCGATTGATTGGAGGTTTCGGATTCTTGATTTGCTAGGGGAAGCAAAGATAACATTATGTAAATTTCTAATGTTGACACCAGTAGAAAAAGTGCCGTAAGAAGCAACGATGATTGCATTATTTTCCTTTTCAGTAATTTCTCTTACTTTTTCTCTATTTTCGGTATCAACACCACCATGAACGAAAAACACATGACGATTCTCAGATATACTCTTATTTATGAGTTCATATAGAGGTTGTCCGTGACCTTCAACTCTGGCGAAGAGAATCAAAGTGTTTCCTTTTAGATCGAGAGCAAGGTTTTTGATAAACTTATTTCTCTTTTCATGATTGATAATATACTGAACTTCTTCTTCAAAGTTTTCAAATTTATGTGCTGGGTGCTTCAGTAGAAGAATATTAATATCAAGTTTTGCAACATGTCCTTTCTTCATCAACTCATCAGTTTTAATAATCTTATAAGAAGGACCAAATAATCCTTCCAATACCCACTTATGAGTTTGTGTACCGTCTAAAGTTCCTGTAAATCCAAACCGATATTTGGCATCAGAAAGTTTTGTCATTATAGATACTAATGACTTTGATTTAAACTGGTGTGCTTCATCTCCTACGACCACATTAAATCTTGAGAAATATTGTCGGGGAAGTTTGTATATTGATTGCCAGGTAGTAATAATCACCTGAGAGTCTGTTTCTCTCTCTTTCCCAGCATAGATCTTGTGGCAAAATGAACCCACATCCCATCCATAATCTTCAAAATCTTTATACATCTGCTCTACAAGGGATGTCGTTGGGACAACTACGAGAATATTTTGTCCTTTCTCAACGTAATATCTCACAATTGAGTATATCATCAACGACTTTCCAGAAGCAGTTGGAGATATCAACAACTTTCTATTATGTCTTAATGCGTCGTATACTCCCTCAACTTGGTAATCGCGGGGAGCATACTTGCAGATAGAATTCATGTAATCTTTTACACCTTCCTTTGAGATATTTTCATTCACCTCAAAAGGAAGTCCATAAAACTTATTATTTGTGAACTCATACGTGTAATTATGATCCTCACAGAATTTAATAATTCTATCTAAGAGACCAATATAAATCTCACCTGTTTGTGTAGAGAACAGGCGAATTTTTCCATCCCAGTATTTGTTGCGAAACTGGGGACTAAATTTTGCATTTGGAACATCGAACGTAAATTGATCTTGAAGTTCGTAATATACGTGAGGTTCTGCTTGAATGTGGAGATAAACCTCATTCTTTTTTGATATCACCAAATGAGACATTCATAAAATATCAGTTACAAATATTTATTGGTAATAAAAAAGAGGCATTTCTGCCCCCTTAAGTTAGCATCAATTAGCAAGTCCTATTCCACCTATGCCAAAGTTTCCACCAGTTCCTGGAGTAAATCCCGTTCCAGAAGGTCTTTGGTCTACTCCTCTTCCTACATTAGGTAATGTTGAAGAACCTCCTCTCGGTTTTATTCCAGATTGTCTTCTAAGTGTCTCTCTATTTTGTGGTTTTTTTAGTGCGGTATTAACTCTTTTACGTAATTCTTTTCTTTGATTACCATATAACCCTACTCCACTTCCTGGTGTTGCTGTTTGAATATCGATGATTGGACTACCTGGATGAATTACTTTTCTTCCACCTTTTTCTGCATATTGATTCCATACTTCTACTGGCGCTCTTCCTACTTTAGGTTTTGTGGATTGTGGTAATCCCTGATAGAATGGTTCTTTTGATCCTGATACAAATCTTTGTCTCATCGTCATAGATGCATCAGGAGTTGTAAACATTGTATAATCAGACTTTTGTTTTGTACCTGCTGGTGTTGGATGATAAGGATCGTTTGGTGCCGTTCTTTGTGTTTGAGGCCAAGATTTTGTTTGTGGTTTATAGGTATATTTCGATCCTCTTGCAGTTTGAAATCCTGTAATAGTTTTTGGTTTTTGGAATATTGGAGATGGAGTTGTTTGGTTTCCACCCGAAACTCTTTGTTGGAGTGCTTGTCTTTGATATTGCTGTCTAGCGGATCCTCGCACAACTTGTCTGGTAAGAGCTTCACTCATGAACTCCTTAAAAGTTTTCATCTACCTTTCTAGATTTTATTTTTATTTAGTTGAACCCTGCCTGGAATCTATGCCATTCAATAGCATTTTTGATTTGATAAGTGCGATTAGAAATAGTCTTAATAACTTCTTCTAAGAACTTAAGCATAATGTCATAGTATCTAATCTTGAGTTCTACCTTACTCAACTTCTCATCACCGTCCATATGCCTCTGTAATGCCTCTTTGTCCCGAACTTTATACGGAAATGGTTCTTCTTCGTAGACCTCTATAGGTGCCTTTCCTGTGTAGTAGTTGTAGCGTTCAAGTTTAACTCTGTTGTAAGTCTCTCTTGCTTTTTCTCTGAGTAGGGTAATTGTATTGTATACTGTATAATACTTTGAGTGAAGTTGTGGAATTTTTAAAGATTCATCGTGCAAATTATCAGGATCGATGACAGAATCTCTCTGCCACATTTCCTGGATTTCATCAAGATTCATAGACCTGTGGTAATGTTGTAGATAGTATACTTGAAAGATACCTCTGCTGTAAAGTATTGAATATCAGTTTGAGTTGAGTCAAATTCCAATGAAGTTAATGAAACTGGAAATAAATCTTTAAATTTAACAATCGCATTTGTGTTATAGTTACTATCTAAAATATAAAGACTTCCATCACTAAATGCTCTTTTAGGATCTAGTGATTGTGTTACATCATCTTGATTAGTAAGTAGATCTCTATAATTTTGTGTGCTTTCTGGAAATCCTAAACCAGTTAACCAATTATGTATTGCCATATAGTTCACAAGATCTTCATCAACTAAAAATTTTAGAGATAGATCTGCGTAAGTAAGTATATCACCGGGTACATCAATATTTTTTAAGTAAGTATTTTGTATCTCAGTTTGTAGTGATATTTCTGGAATTTTGGTACTAGTGCAAAAAAATGAAACTTTTGGTTCTTTTGCAATAGTAAATTTAAATCCTACTGGAGATAAAAAATTTCTGTTTGAAATTTGATTTGCAAGAGCGTTTGCCATTATTATTTCATAGGAATGTTAGCAGGTTCTAATGTAAACTTTGTATTAGGAACTGGTCTTGATCGTGGTCCGATCTGATTTGGTAGTGCCCTACTCAAACTTTCTTGCTCTTTTCTGCCTAACTTAATTGTATTCTTAGAAAGATCTTCTTGGAATTGCTGAAAAGATTTCATTTTTTATTTTTATTTAGATAAAAAAAAGACCCCCCGTGGAGGGAGGTCTTGAGAATATGTGAGAATGACTCACATAAGGTTAGCAACCTTAACTCTTCTGTAGTATACGTTAGAGTTGGTAGCAATGTTGTCTGGAGCGGTTGGGGTAGTAGCACCCTTCGCAAATGGATTCGCGACGATTCCATAACGAGTCTTGAATCCGATTTTTGGTTGGAAGGTTTGCTCACCAACAGCACGTACCATCTGGAGAGGTACATATGGGCAGTAGAAGAGACCAGCATCATAAGGAGATGCACCCTTGTAACCGACAACGTAGAACTGGTTAGCAGCAACGTTTGCCGAATATGGGTCGATGTAGACTCTGTACTTACCTTGGAGAACACCAGCGAAGGTGTTACCAGTGTCATCAACGTTCAGGTTAGCGTTGAGTGCAGGGGTGTAATCAAGAACACCTGCCATGGTGAGTGCCGAAGCAACGTCAGCAGAGCAGAGGATCATGTTACCCTTTCCTCTACGAGTTTGCTGTGCAATTGCGTTTGCATCGCGCTCGATTTGGAAGATGAGACCTTTGAACTTCTCAACCGACCAACGACCGTTGGAGTCAACGTCGAGGTCAAAAGTACCAGCGGTAGCGGTGTTAACCTGAGCACCAGGAACAGCAACCTTATAAACGGTACGGATGATTTCTCTGTTGATTTCCGCGAGAATCTCAGTGCTGAGGATGTTAGCAAGCTCAGCCTCTGCATTCAGACCGTGAATTGCCTTCAGGTCTTGTGCGAGTTCGAGCGAGTACTCAGCTTTCAGAGCGCGTGATTTAGCAGTAACGGTGAGTTTCTCGATTGAGAAAGCCATCTCGTTAAAGTAGTTGGTGTTGCCATCGCCAAGTGCTTCAGCATTACCAGTAGTCATACCTTCACCAACGTTATACTGGTTAGCACCAGGTAAAGCGTTGGTTGATTGATCAGTTGGGCTGAGAATTGAAGGATTGCTTCCACCTTGAGCGGTTGTACCAAGACCAACAGATCCATCCTCGAAACCTGCTGAAAGATTACGGCTGTTATTTTGACCAGAGAATGCCGAATCTACTTCGTTGTAGAAAGTCTCAGCACCACTCTGATTCTGATAACGTGAACGCATTGCGAAAATGAGTCCAGTAGGACCATTCATTGGTTGAACGCCACAAAGATCGTATGCGATCAAGTTAGGCATTGAACGTCTGATCAATGAGATCAGAACAGGGTCGAAACCAGCAACAGGGGAACCTGTGCTGCCAGCGGCGCTACCACTAAAACCACCAGTACCGGCAGAGTTGGTTGGGGAAGCTTCGCTAAGGAAAGAACGCTCTTCACGGAGTTCTCTCTCTTGGTTTTCTAGCAGGATTGCGGTTACAGATCTACGATGTGAATCTTTGATTTGATCCATTCCTTGGTAATCAAGGATTGGAGCCCACTTCTCCTGCAGATATTCGGTGTTGTACATCTGCATTTGTTTTTACCTCTTTAAAAAGTTTTGTTTGATTTATAATTTAAAAATCACTTGTTAGCGACTCTACTGAGAGTCTGAAGATATGCTTCCATAATTGTGGAAACTGAAGAGTGTTCAGATCCTTCATAGGAAACTTCTTCTGATAAATTCTCAGTTACATCTCTTTGAGTACTAGTATTTGTTGGGAAATAAGATTCCCTCAGAGTTACCAGTTTCTCACGATAGTTTGCTTCACCATCAAACTCAACATTTTCTGCAAGAGAAGCGAGTTTGTCCTTCTGAGAAAGTGCAAGACCCTCAGCGACATCTGCAAAAATTACATCAGCAACTGACTCTGCTAATCTTCTATTAAGAGCAATGTTTCTTTCGATTTGCTCGTTGAGTTTTTCTTCCATTTCATCAAGTTTATCTACCATACTCTCGATTACATCATATCTATCTTCAGGGATTGAAACATAATGATCTTCAAAAAGACTCTTCATTCCAGAAAGGAATGATTCGGTCATTTCAGTCTTGAGTCCATGCTCGATTGCGAGTGCATTCTCCTGAATCCACTCATCGGCAACATACTCAAGATATGTATCTACACGCTCAGTTAGTTCTTCTTTAATAAACTGAACTTCTTCAATAAGTGCATTTTCATAAGTTTCTTGAAGTTCTTCTTTAATTTCTGAAACTTTGGAACGGATCGCAGCTTCAAAAATAGTGCGTGCTTTTTCTTGGAACTCTTCAGAAAGTTCTTCACCTTCTAAGAGAGCATTGACATCTTCTTCGATGTCAAACTCTTCCTTCATTTCATCTTCTTCGTCTTCATCTTCGTCTTCATCTTCATCTTTATCTTCGTCTTCGTTGCCCTTTCCATTTTTCTTCTTAGTAGAAGCTTCAGCAACTACTTCTTCGTCTTCGTCGAATTCTTCTTCATCGACAAGATCTTCTTCCTCATCAACTTCTTCCTTTGCCATTGTTGGCATAGGTTCTGCAGCAGCTGCTTTAGCATTAACAATATTTCTTACCTGAGCAAGAGTTGCTCCAGGCGTTTTTAAAGTTGCTGAATCATCGTCTGGACGATAATTTTGTGGAGTAGGACCACCCAAATCCTCCCAAGCACCAGTTTGCCCAGGAATCATGACTCCAGAAGCATTCTGTGCAATGGTGCTCATTGGTTCGGCAGGTGCAGCTCCTTTGGTTACTACGTTTTCCATTTCTTGTAAATTTCTACCAACGGACATTTGATTGATTGTGTTATAATCTATATTTATTTATAAATTAAAGATTTGCTAAGAAATCTTGGAACAGTTGAACTTTATGTTCATCTAATCTTTTTTGATCAACTAAAGTGTTGATTCTTCTTTGTGTATTATTTGCAAGTTGTTCACGAAGGATTCCCCCCTCCCAAACCCACTCTTTACCTTCCATAATACCTTGAACAAAAGCATCAGGAGCAGAAGGATCGGCAACAATATCAGCAGCAGTTGCTAGCATAAAATCTTCACCCACAATTTTATGACCTTCATTGGTCATTTTTAATGAACCAACACCACGAGAAGAAACACCAAGGCAAACGCCCTCACCAATGAGAGATTTTGCAATCTTACCCATTGGAGTTTCAAGAAGTTGTGCCTTACCGATAAAATTACTTCCCTTTTGTTCAAGAGAAACAATTTTGTGAGAAACACGATCTAGATTGACGGTAGGACCATCTGGGTGACCAAGTTCCCCAAGAGCACGACCCTTAGAAACAAATGCTTCATTATATCTGCTCACTTCCTTTGCAAGAGTTTGCATTGGATACATTCTTCCATTACGGTTACAAATGTCTCCTTGAAGGAAAATACCCTCAATAAACATTTTCTTATTAGCACCTTTACCTTCGGTGATAAACTTAACCTGTGATACTTCTTCTGTGATGAGTTTCATTTTATTCGGAAACTAATTGGACTACTTCTGTAATACTTAAATTTGTTGTTCCACTATCCGCAAGAGCAGCAACTTTAACGCTTCTTGCAATTGTCGCGTTTGTAGTTGTAATTACGCCCACAATTGAAGATGTATTTGCAGACAAAGTAATTGTTGTTTCTGTTGCCTGTGTAACTAGTTGATGAACAGTATTAATTCCAGAAGGTTGAGCACCCTCTATTGTTGCAAAATCACCAACTACAAATGGATTACCTGCGTTATCTGGCAAAGTTACAATTGTGGAAGATCCTGTCGTAATACCAGAAACTTTTTGCCTAGCAATTCTTTCTTTTAAAACTTCAGTACCATAAGGTGGGAGATAAAAAGAATTGGTGGTAACTAATGGATCTCCTCCAGTTTCAACGTAAACTGCAGTAAATCCTGTAGCAACTCTGATATAACCACTTTTCAGGGAGATTGGATTACTTGTTGCTGCTACAGAAACAGTTGGAGAAATTCTATTTACATTTTGAACTATTTTTGTTGCCATTATTCATTATCTCCTGTTTGATCAGCATCACCAAACATTATTGATGCAACTTCTGGTCTAATAGAATCAATTTTTTCTGCAGATTTAGTATAAAGTAATTGTTTAATCACATCAGAAACATTTGATGGGGATCCATCAGTTGCAATCAAGTCGATAAGTTCTTCCATAAAAATTGTTTTATTATTATATGGTTATTTATATTTTTCCACCTTTAGGTTCTGGTATTTCTACTGCTGTAGCATCCATAGATGGTTCCATTGGAATTTCGCCACCTGCGCCTTGTTGAATGTCTTGTCCAGCAATCTCCCCACCACCAGGTATTGGATTTCCCATTTCATCTACTGGAGCATTGGGATCTGGTAAAATACCCTTAGCAATTTCATCTTCAATTTGAAGATCAATTTCAATAATTTCAGAATCTGTTTGACGAAGAATTTTCTTACGAACGTATTCGGTTGAATAATATTTGCCAATATAAGGTTCAATGGTAGTTGCGAGAGTTAATCTATTTGTCAAAAGTTCTGCTTCTTTTAACTCTGAAAAATGATTATCATACAAAAAGTCATACTGAATGTGATCACTCATTTGCTCCCAATCTTCTGGGGAAACTATATTTTTTAGTAATAATTGAGTGCGAAGAATATCATTAAATAAATTTGCAAATCTTTTTCTTAAACGACCAACAAATTTTGAGAACATTAATTC